GCATAAGGTAATTCTTTTCAAGATTTACCTAATACTTTACAACAGTAAAAGATTAAGTAATGGTGTGTTAATGCAAATGAATTGAATGATGAGTAGGCACCCATTGGGTTCCCTGTATTATAATAGACCTTTTGGTCTTTATAATCAAAGGGATAGCCTACCATTATATCTTTTCATGCATCAACATAAGGATGTGGCAACTGGGCTTTCAAAATATTACAAATTAAATCAATTGGAAATCTATCAGTAGCGGCCGAAAGGTCAATACTATAGAAAACTTTTGATTTATTTAATAATTTTTTGAATTTCCCTTGGTCTAATGTACAATCTTGTCTTATCTTAACTAAGGTATTTGCAATATATGTATGAAGAGGTTTTAAGGCAGCTTGACTTCATCAATCAAGTATACCTATAACCCGTGTTTTACCTTCCTTATCTGGAAAGTAAGACAATCTTCTAAAAGAAGATCCTCCATATATTTTCATATACCTAGAGAAGAAATAAGACAAGAAGAATTCATTTCTCATTCAATTAATGACTCTAAATAAAAGTGGTCCTCCGACTACTTTTAAAGAGTCAATTAAAGTTTGAGGTAAATTTTGAGCATCTACAATAGAGAAACTTAAAGAATGCCCATTAGGGCCTTTCTTTGTTCTATATTGATTTAGATTAGCTCTCAATTTATGAGTTCTAGCTTGGGGACGGTATCCTAATTCCTTCCAAAAGTCAGAAGCAAACATTGATACATTAGAGAGGTCCCCTTTAAAGGGAGCTACTATTGTATCAATGTCTGGTTTGACTTTTGTTTTCAAAGATCTAGTACTCATTAGTATAGTCAAAATCATAGTTATCGCTAAGTATGATTTATTTCTAACTAATGGTATTAGATCTCCTAAGGATTTGGGTATACCATCTTTGGTACATGCAGATAGAGCGTCTCTGGATTTGTTACCAGATAAGTAGTTAAGAAAATTTGATCTTGTAGCTTTATTTCAAGCTATAAGACCTTCATCTCCTCTACTTTTGGCTATAATCCTTTGACGTTCTACTAGTTGAACCAAAGCTTTAACAGGTACGGATCCTTCTAACTTAAAAGTTAGAAGGATCCACTGAATGGCTTTTATAAGTAAATTGAAATTCATTTTCATTTATTTTTAAAAGATTATTCAAACTGTTACCCCCAGAATAACTGTCTGGAGTAGGCAGACCCTGAATATACAATTTCTATGTATATAGGAACTTCTAGTGTCCCTTGGCTGT